AGGCGTCTTCCCAGGAATAAAGATAAGTTGAAGGTGCAGTTTGCACCTGCTAGTATAGGTAATGCTTATACGCACCGTGAAGCACAAGTATCTATGTCAGGGTCAAATATTATGCGTGTTAGACATACAGAATTTATTTCTGATTTATTAGCGACCAATTCAACAGCGTTTTCTGTGATTAGCGTACCAATAAACCCAGGTATCCAAACCACGTTTCCATGGTTGTCGGGTTTGGCTTCAAGATTTGAGAAATATCGTTTTAGAAGGCTAAGTTTTGAATTTGTTACTAGGGCTTCAACCAATCAGCCTGGTGTTGTTATTATGATGATGGACTATGATTGTTTGGATTTACCTCCTGCATCTAAGCAGATAATGCTTGGTTCAAACGCCACTGTTAATAGTTTATGGCAGAATATGGAATATGATTGTGAATTCAAGAACCTTCATGATGTGATTACTGATAGGTATATCAGAGGGTCGAGTTTAATACCATCATCAGATTTGAAAACTTATGATCTTGGTAATTTTCTAATAGGCCAAGAAGGAGTTAATTTAAGTACAGGTACAGTTATCGGTGAAATAATGGTAACCTATGAAGTTGACTTGATTACTCCACAATTGTTAGGTTCATCCAGCGCAGCTGGTGGCGCATCAATTAAGAGTAATGGTCTGGGCATGGATGGAAATCATTTGTTTGGAAATGCCCCTGTTACCATAGCTAATGCGAACACTATAGCATCAATTATACCTACGAATTCTTTTGGAGCTACAGGTTTTTCTTTCTCACAATTGGGCAATTATTTAGTTGATATGTCAGTTCAGGGCACAGGTCTGCCACAAGGAACAGTCACTAATGGTCCAGGTGCTCAATGGACGTTTAAGGATAATGTACAGAATTCGTTAGTAACCGCCACGTGTACTGAAAATTTGATAAATGGAATATTACAGGTAACAGGTCCACCTAGTCCTGATGGTCACATTTCTTTTACCGAACCTGGTTCCATTTCTGTTACTGGTGGTCAACTTAGGATAGCGCCTTCAATAATAACAGCAATACAATTGGTTGGTGAAGAAAGTTATTATTCACAGCATCCTGAGTTAGATAATAGAAATAATAAGAGTTCTAATGACCATGAAATTGTTGACGTTACTGATGATGATATTCATTCTTTTGAAGAGTACATGAAGCGTCGGAATTCAATTTCAGGCCTTAGACATAAATATATATAATAAATATACATATAAATTAAATCCTATTCTAGAGGTGGCGCACTTATGCGTGGACAAGAAGCCGAAAATAAGCTTCTTATTTCATATGAAAATTGGGATAAGGGATAGTCAACACATTCTC